CAAACCTTTCTTTAATTTGTTGTGAATATCCATTTTCCACAAAATCGTTTAATACTGTGGTGATTTGGATTATTTCTACCAAACTTAAACATTTTTCACAAGAGTTCATATACTCTACTACCAATTTTAAATTCGATTGTGTCGAAATTTGCCTTTCTTTTGTCTGTCCCATCTTTTTTTTTATTTTAATTGTTATTACTATCCTCTAATCCTGTTTCAATTGCCGGTTCGGCTTTAATCACCTCACCATCTGTAATGGTTGATTGTAATTCTTCATCCATTAATCTCATCCTTAATTGTTTTTGTTCGTATAAAAACCTAATAAAGTTTTCATCCGTTAATAATTCCTCATATAATTCGTCCTTTGTCATAATGTGTTGTTTGTTTAATAAATATACGACTTTTTTTAAAAAGAATCAATTTGCTTTTTAATTTGTTCTATCAATTTTTCTTTAATTTTTTTAATCTCGTGGAATGATAGACAATGGCTTATATCATTTTCCAACCCAATCTGTCTATGGGTTTTATTTAAGGTGAAATACTCATGCCATAAGTATTCTTGGAAATATGTTTTGGGGATTTTGGTGTATGATTTGTCTATCAACTGGTATAATTCTTCTAATTGTTTTTTTTGTTCTAAATCACTTTCATCTATGGAGTAGATATTGTCTATGGAAATGTTGTCTTTAATTCGTGTATTCTTATAAAAACCACTTGTTTTTGAATGTATTTGATTCTTTACGGTTCTAATAAAATAATATACAAAGTATCCCTGTTCTATTACACCTTCAATCTTTTCTCTATTTTCCAAAAATGATAATGCTATTTCGCTGATCAGTTCTGGTTTTAAGTGGAAGTTAGGTTGGATTATGTTATTTATTATTTCATCGTAGATAGTCCCCCGTGAAGTAATCTCTTTTAATATATTATCAAGCATTCATATATTCTTTGATTTTATGTTGTATTCCTCTTATTTTAGACCCTAACTCACTATCATTGGGGTATATGTCTATAAGAGCAAATAAAAGTTCAAATAAGGGGTCGTCTGTGATTATAGCTTCTTCAAATAAAGAATGTTTCATAGCTCTAATCTCACCTCCCAAGTCCGTATCGTTTGGATTGTTTTTAATTGAATCTAAAATGAAGTTTAATTTATCGTTCATCTTTTAATAAATATATGTGTTATAAAAAAAATTAGTTTTTTTTTAATGTTATTGAAACTTTTAAAAAAGTGTGGTATATTTATTAGTAAGTTAAATCGTAGGATACGAGTTTGTTCTGGGGGACTTCTTATCTCTCCTAACGAGCCTCAAAAATAGATGAGGTCTTTTACTTACCAAAATGACAAATGATGTTATGGGGGTAAGGGGGGACTTCTATATCTTTTAAGACCTAAAAATAGATATATTTATAACCAGTATCTAATATGAATTACAAAGAATTATACAAATATATCAATCAATTATTTAATCAATATTTTAATAAATACAGAATTAAATTAGAGGATAAAGAAGATTTGATCCAAGATATAATTATCAAATTATTTAAAAAAGAACAAGAAGGTATTTTATCCCCAATCATAGAAAAAAATAAAAATTATATTTTCATTTCAATTAAAAATGAAATTCATTATAGACTTTATACAAAAAAGAACTTAATAGATTATCAGCCAGACTTCAACGATACTATGATTTTATCCTATCCTACGATAGAAAATGATATGGATAAGGAGATAAGATATAATGAACTTCAAAACCTTCTTAAATCAAACAAATTTAGTTATGAAGAAAGAACACTTATAGATTTAACATTCAAAGGATATGAACTTCAAGATATAGGAAATGAATTAAATTTAGATGAAAGAAGAATATATGCAATTCATACAAATCTAAAAACTAAATTAAAATACAGATTTTTTCCAAATTACAAGTATTTATTAATATATGAGAACGGAAATACAATTGGTATTAAATCTCAAAATGAATTAACAAGAAAAACTGGTATGTCAAAAGATAAAATACTTTTAGGTTTTAAATTGGGTAAAACAAAATATAAAAATTACGAAATAATAAAGTTATGAGTTTTTGGGGAGATTTAAAAAAGGGAAATGAGACTGAAATTAAAATATCACTTCTATATGAAAAAGAAGGTTATACACGACTTGAAAAAAGAGATGATGGTAAGTATGACCTATTACTTAAAAAAGATGATATAATCAGGTCTTTTGAGGTTAAAACTGATTTCTATGTTAGACCTGATAAAGATAGTGGAAACATTTTTGTTGAATATGAATATAAAAACAGACCATCAGGTATTTCAACAACAGAAGCTGACTGGTGGATAAATTATTTTCACAATTTAAAAGAGATTTGGTATATCAAAACTGATGACCTAAAAGATTTAATTGAAGAATATACCTTTTTAACAACTTATCAAAGTGGGGACGACGGATCAAACACCAGAGGTTATTTGATTCCAAGAAATGAAACAGAAATAAAAAAATACTTCAAAGTCAAAAAAATTGATTTATCAAGTATTTATAAATGAATATGTATATGTAGATTTGTATTAATAAGTCTCCCAACTTTTACCCCTTTAACACTTTGGTTTTAGGGGTTTTTTATTTCTTGTCAGGATAGTTTGTTCCGTTTGCGTATGGAACTCTTCCATTTACCACAACATTTCGTGGTTGGTCTTGTGATGGGGCTTTAATCAAATTATTTGTTGTTGTATCAAACTTATACTTAACCCAAATGTGCTTACAATTAACACCACCCCTCCAATTGAATACCGAATAGGTATTTGATCCGCCTTTACCAAAACCAGGATTAGAACTATTCAACATATCTATATCTTGTTTTCTCATTAAAGAAAGATTTGTTCTACTCACAAGAGTTTTACAAAATGGTCTGGTCTTTGGTCCAATATTGCTTGGTCCATATTGAGTGGAGATATAACGATATAAGTTCATAACTGCGAACTTTTCCTCACTAAAAGTTTGTGATGGGATTAAATCACTATCGTCTATTTGCCAAATATAATCTACATTATCAATTATTTCGGTTGTTAGACCCAAACTATCTATGGATATTCCAAGATTATCTAATGTCTCAAACCATTCAACAAAATCTTCTTCCCATAATAATTCTTTAACATATTCAAACTTATAATCATCCGTCAATTTTGGATGTGAAATAAGTTCCTCCAAAGTATAGTCATTTGATAAATCACACATAAATAATATTTTTAATTTTTAATAACCTCTCGTCCATCCTCCACAACCAGAACACGGGTCTTGTAGTCCGTATGGCTCACTCCAAACTCTATAACCCAAGTTAGTAGATGGATAAGGTGTATAAACCCCGTTAAAATAAGCCTGTGTGGTTTTGTATAAGTTGTCTTTTGAGTTTGGATTAGCATACCAACTAAACATAGAAGGGTAATCCAATAAGTATTGAACTAATCTTCTTTGGTAAAACTCGGCCACATCCTTCACATTATTTCTTAAATACTTCAATTCCTCCAAATCTACTGGTGTAGAATACTCACTTGATTCTTTTGAAAGTGATTTATTGGTTGCCTTGAACGCGATAAATGGTAAAGACAAATAGAATGTGTATTGTGCCACTAATGGTTGAATGTAATTTCTCATCAAACTCGTTTCATCATTAGTTAGGGTATTATTTGTAATACCATTTTTAAGAGCATTATACCCTGTTTCCCCGATTGATTGTTGAAGGTATGTATCTTGTGCCTGAATAATAAATGGAATCAATTTATCATCATCTACATTCTGTTCGATTGGAACTGATTGTCTTAAATATTCTGTCGATATAAATTGAACTATTGGGGTGTAAGACATCTTATATTGTATTTATTTGTTTATTCTCTGTTAAAAGTCCTGTTTCATCAGCGTCGCTATATTGTCTCAATTTGATTTCTTCTCTAAATCCTAAATCATAAGCGATACTATTGATTACATATTCTAATTGTTCTTGTCGAGTTGTCGTATAGAACACTTGAAACTCGGCACTTAATTCTTTTCTTTCATCAGTTCCACCCAATTTACCAGGAACGAATGAAACTAATTGTTGTGGCATCTCGTGGGCTTGGGTAATTTGGTCTCTAACCTGATCGGCCAACATAATAAACCTTTCATCACTATCGTTCAAATTGATTGGTAGTATTTCGGGGGCTTGTTCTTTCCCATCACTATAAGTTAAAATAACCTTACCTGAATTAGATGTTCCCTTAAAGTTTCTTTCAAACTCTCTCCAAGTCGTATTCATCTCATCAGGTGTTGGAATACCTGTTGAAAAATTGATTAACATAGAAGGAGTATATGATTGTTTGATTTGATTTAAGTGAAATACACTTATTTCATAATCTAATTCAACCCAGTTCATAGCCGTTGAATAATTTGGAATTGGGTATAAATGTGAATAAGAAGGGTTAGGTTCAGCGTAATAAATCAATTGACGACCTGTTCTATCACTTGGGTCATACTTTTTGATATACTCTGGTTTGTGTTCGTCCTTTTTGAAATGTGCCCAATCACTCGAATACCAATAATAATCAGCTTCTTTTTCTTCTTTTTTTAAACCGATTCTAATTGAGTGTAATGGAAGATATTTCAATTTACAAGTAGAACCATCATTAGACCAAATAACTTCAATACAAAACCCGTTGTATATCTCAAAATCTTTTCCAATATACTTATACAATTGTTCTAAATTATTATCATCAACCCATTTTAATAAGTTTGGGTCAAGAATAGGTTTAATACCAAATCCTGTTGTCAAACGGGACTTCTTGTTGATAATTGCTCGGTGTAAAGACGAACCCCTGTTATTATAAACATCCAATAAGTAGTATGGATATAAATTATCTTGCCCAAATGAAAGGTAATGCACATCACCTTTTTTAACAAAATTATAAATAGGTGGCATATATGCCTCATTAAATGAGAATATTTTTACTTGTTGTTTTTCTTCGGTTTTAATTTCTTTTTCTATTTTCATATTTTATTCAAAAACATATTTAGTTTGTGGTTGGGAGTATGTTTGGAATTGTGTTGAACCACTATTGTAGATATAACATAGTCCGTTTTCAACAATATCGTTGGTTGTTAAACCTGATGTTGATAAAGTGTTTCCTGATGTTTGCCATACTCGATAATTATATTGACCCTCAATTAGATTGTAGGGTGTTAAATTGATTGGATAATAGTTATACCTCGCAGTATTATTAGAAGTGTCCCCAGTCAAAAATAAAAGGGTAGTATCGTCTTTTTGTTTTGAGAACAAATCCAAGATATAATTGGTATTTCCAGTCAGGGTAGTATTTTCAACTAATGTGAATGGAGTTAAACCTGATGTGTAATTTGGAATAGTAATCATATCTATAAATATTTTAATAGTTTATTTGTTTATATCAATCAAAGTATTTATATTTGTAGAAACATTTAAACCACATAATATGACGACAAACGAATTAGTAAAAGAATTGAATAGACGAGGATATGTAGCAGTATTGTTTAACCACGAAACTTGGTGTGTAGAAGGGGAACAACCAATTCCAATAAGATATGTTCAGTCCCAAGTAGAAACGGGTTTCTATCATCAATTCGACGAATTATATGGTGATGTAATTGAAACAATAATAAATGATGATTTCTTTGAAGATTATTGGGATTAAAAATTTGGTATATTAAAAATAAATACTTATCTTTGTAAGATGGAAACGGAAAATAAATATTGTTTATATCAACACACACGAAAAACTGATGGTCGTATTTTTTATATTGGTATTGGTGATGTTAAAAGACCATTTGAAAAATCAAGTAGAAATCAATATTGGAAAAATATTGTAAAAAAATATGGATATAATATTGTTATTTTAGTTGAAGGTATTTCTTGGGAACGAGCATGTGAATTAGAAAAACTTATGATTTCTTTTTATGGTCGCAAAGATAAAAAAGAAGGTGTTTTATGTAATAAAACTGATGGAGGTGAAGGAACTATTGGACGGATTTATTCACAAGAAACCAAAAACAAAATTGGTAATAAAACCAAAGAAAGATTAAATAATGGTTGGATTAATCCTATGACCGGTAAAAATCATTCAAACAAAGTTAAAAAAGACCATAGTATTAGAATGAAAGGTAAGTTTGAAGGTTCTAAAAATCCGAAAGCAAAAATTATTTTAGATAATTATACTGGTATTTTTTATGAAAATGCAAAAGAATTAACAACTTTTTTGAATAAAAATTATAATCGTTTCATTCAAAATCTAAAAAAAACAAAATCTAATTCTGTTAATATTAGATATTCTTATGTATAAAAAAACCCCCTAAAATCCATTAGGGGGTTTATCCACATATAGAGACAGGTTAAACCTGATTACAATTAGTTAATAGTAATTGTAGTTCCTAATAATGCTTCGTCAATAAGAAATGCTCCATTCGCAGATTTCCATTGGATAGTTTGAGATAATCCGTTCATATCACCAAGTGCAACACCCAAAGATGCTTCACCCGCAGATGCTCTACCAGCTGTTTCAAGACCTAAGTAGTAATAATCACCAGCGTTAGATTTAACAACTGCGAATAATGGGGCTCTACCCAATTCAACCATTCGGTTTCTTACATTACAATCAAGACCAATTAATTTAATTGACATATTTGATTCATAGAATACAGTTCCATTTTCTCTGGAATATTGTCCTGTTTGAACTAATCCGGCATGTTCTATATCCTGTGAAAACTCATATACACTTAAAGAACCTGTTGCGGTTAAACCTGTGATAATACCACAAGAATCTTGTGTATATGCTGTGACTGGCAACCACTCCCCGATCCATACTTTTTCCACCCCACCTATAGATGAGCAACCCAATACATATCCACCATTCAAATTACAAGTAAAACTCATATTATTTGTTTTTAATTTTGTTTATTTTTTAATAAGGGGGACTTTCACCCCCTTTGTTTTTTCAATTTAGATTATAGAGAGAATAACACTACATAATCCCAGAATGCACAATTCACACCTGATTTCCATTTAGCAACTACTCTTACTTCTTGGTGGTCGTTTGACCAGAAGATTTGTAGGTTTTCGTAGTCATTTAACAAATCACATCCATAAACGATGTTTGCTTTAGCGGATAAGAACATTTTGTTAGAACCATTCAATCCTTTTACAGCGATTGCTCTAACATTAGTTCCTGGAACCATTTGTGAGAATTGTTCTCCTTGGTCTTCTGCTCCTGTATAGTGGAACAAGTTTGCGTTTCTCAACGCTAATGCGTATAATCTGTAAGTGTCATAACCCATAAATAAATACAAGTCATCTCTGTCGATTATGTTTGCTGGAATTACAGAAACCATATCATCAACTAAACTGATGATGTTATTTGCTGTGATTGCCGTAGCGTTTGAGATATTACCTGCTACTGTTGAAGCAGAGTAAGTAGATTCTCCTAATGTGATTAGACCATCACATAATGAAGTTTGACCTGTAAGGTTTGTATCACCAACCCATACCAAAGTATCAATTAATGAAGAGATGTTCGCAACTTTGTCTTCTGCGTATAATTCTTCAAAACCGAAGTTCTCTGCGTATGAACCAGGTGCAACCAAGTATTGTAGATATACAGATTCTACATCGTTGATACAGATTGATTCATTCACTTTCAAAGGACATACAGTCAAAGTGTTTTGGTTCAAGTCAGT